GGGGAGATGCAATATATCCAGATCCAGTATACCATGTTGCTCCTCCTGAAGTGGTTGAATAAGATCCAGTTGTTCCAGGAGCAAAACTTTCGGTGTCATCAGATATCCATCTATTTCCAAAATAGAATCTACCATCTGTATATTGCCAACTTACACCTTCTTCTTCATGGCCAAGAGATCCTCCTGGAAGAACCTTTTGATCCAGTGTTCTACCTGTTCCCATATTCCAAGATGATGATATTGGAAAAGCTTCTATTCCGTATTTGTATTCTAAGTTGTGAGCATTATTTGTGTACAATTTAAGATAATATTTAGGAGCAGCTGATTGAGACGCTGATGGGATATTTCCAGCGACGATTGATCCAGATATTTTTGATAAATCAAATTTTATCAAGGCTCTAGAATTATATATATTAGTTGAATCAGATGCACTAACTACTTTAGAAACCTCTAAGATTTCATCTATTCCAGTGTTCATACTACCAGATCTTTCGTAAATGGTTGCGTCTTTTTTAGCCGTTATTGAATATCTCATATATTATTTCTCCTTTAAAGAGCTACTATTTTTCCCCTAATATCACTATCAGGATATTTAACTTCAAATATTGCAGGATCTTGAGATGGATATATTATTTTATTTTTTGTTGCTGTTCGTATATCATAGTAATTTCCAGAATATCCTGCGTCTTTGTCAAATTTACAATGTACATCTAAATCAATAACTGTTTGTACTCCTTCAATTTTATCTAGTTCAGTTGCTATATTTCCCAGCATTATTGGTTCGTTAAATTGCCACTTATCGATATTGAATATTTCCTTTAATTTAGTAATACACTTAATTAACACGTTTGCACCTTGATATCCAGGTAAAGGAACTATTGAAAAGTCAATACCTAGGTTTATAACAAAACCATTCTTTATATTTACAGCATCGGTCAATATTCTAAACCTACTTAAATAATTTCTTAGATTTTCCTTTGTTACCAAATTTGCATTTGTTAATTGTTTATTACTATTAAAGGCTAAAACATACATGTTTAATGCAAGAGGATTAGATATAGACGCTCCTGATTTGGGGTTAACTTGTTCGTCTTGGATAATAAAACACTTTGCAACATTTCCAAACCTTGCTGGAATAGAGTAAACCCTAGCAATATAGTCTTCGCGGGTAACTGCTCTTGATTGTGCTGCAAAGTTTCCAAGGGCATTTTGTCTAATTTCTTCTATAGTTTCCTCAGACTTTCCACCAGTAGCTGGTTCTGGATTATTTATGGCTATTGATTTCTGTACAAATCCAATAGTTGATGAGGAAAGGCCGTCTCCATCTAGACTAAAAGAAACCTTTGTTAAATCGGTTATTGTCCCAGCTTTAACATTTGATTCTATTCCTCCACCCACCAAATATGTTACAGTTAGAGTTGTATTTGATGGCGCTTTCCCATATGCCCTAGTAAACATTGTATTTGATGGATCCCAAGCGTTATCCATTACAGAAGTATTTCCATATGGAATAGCCATACCAACATTTTCAGGATTAGGAACTATTAGTTCGTCTGCTGCTGATGAATTTCCGGCTCCAAATTGTAATTCAGATGTCATGTCAGCTAAAACATTTATTGTAAATCTTCGAGATGTTTTGCGTAGTTTTAATAGGTATGGGGTTTGCTCGTTAAATTGCGCTAATTCAGGATCTACTAGGGCCGTGTTTTTTACTTCTTCGTATATTGTATTTTGAGCCAAATAATCTACCTCATACCATTTATTTTCATCTGAGTCTCTAACATCCAATACCTGTATTATGTTTGGATCACTAAGTAATATTTTATCGTATTTTTTAGGTGAGTCAAAACCAAATTTTGACTGTTTTTGTTTGCCACTTTGAACATCAACTTGTTTTTTTAATAAAAATGATTCAGGATTTCCTGATCCGTCTATCTTATAAACTGAGACGTCTGTTGGATCCATTGAACTAGAAAATCTAAAATCAATTGGTGCTAGTGAAAAGAAACCTATATTTCCAGAAGATTTTGCGGCAGCTTGTAATCCGGCATCTACAACCGGTGCATATGCCCAGTCAGGTTCTGAAGTGGTACCTGCTCCAACTGCTGGTAATAATATGTAAACATCTAATGTTGAGAAAGAGGATACAGAAGGTTTTGGCTTATATCCCATACCTTTAGCAATTGAAATAATATTAGATTTTTCAGTTGCTTCAGTTATCAAACTTTCCCGTAATTGATTATCTACATAATAAGATAAAACATCTCCTACGTATGATGCCATTTCTATAAACATCATCCCTGGAGAAGATTCATTAAAGTCATTAAACGTGTCTGGAAAATATGTTTTTGAATAATTTATTAATTTTTCTCTAAATTGAGAAAAATCTTTATTCAAGTATTTTAAGTCTGATTTTGTAGTTTGTATTCCCATCTTAATCCGCTTTTATCTCTAGTACAATTTGCCTTGTATCTATTCTATTATTTTTTAAACTAAAACTTACCGTTACTTGAATACCATGCATAGGATCTAAAAATGAGTTACTTGATCCAGGTTTTGTTGGTATACCTACTTCAACATTCTGTAATAATATATATGGTAACCAGAAAGTAATTGCCTTTTCTACCTCAGTGTGTACATAGCTATGTAGCTTTTCATTGTTTGGTTCAAATAGTGCTTCTTGTAATCTTGTACCAAACTTTGGATGCATTATCCTTTCGCCCTTTCTAGTTAACAATAGATTTTTAAGATTATCCATTGTTTGATCCATAGATAAATAATTTAAAGCAAATAATCTACCATTATCATCATTAAATGGTAATTTTAATCCTATTGCCGTGTCAGGTAGAAAATCTAAGGGTTGTCTTGTTAAGACTCTTCTTGCCCTACTACCTCTCCAACCTTTTGGTCGAGATTGAACCAAATTACCGTCAATTATAAATGTACCACCATCACCACGCCCAGTTCCAGAGTTTAATCTTACAGGTGCTTCGACGGATGGAGTCATATCTTGGTTAGGTTCTCTTGGGTCCATTATTTATTTTGTTTTTTCTTATCTATTGCTTTCATTAATTTAGAATAGTCCTTAGTTAATGCGTGTTCTAATTCTGGATTAACATCTACATGTTTTCTATCTGTTGGTAACATTTGTTGAATAGTTGGTTGGCCAAATGCTTGGTCATGTGATTCTAAACCCATCATAGATGCTAAACCAGCCTTTCCAGCCATTGCATCTGAAGAATTTAATTCTCTGTTACCCATTGTAGCCCATTCACCAGCTGTTTGTTGCAATACTTCATTTAATACTGGGTCACTACTAAATTGTTCAACCGATTCTTTTTTAGTAATCGATTTTTGTTTTATAGGTTGTTTTGTACTAAATTGTTCCTTTAATGCCGATTTTACTTCTCGCTTAACTACCTCTCTAATTATCCTAACTAAATCAGATTTTTTCATATTTTTTCTCCTATCTTTTGTTTCCATATATAAATATCAAACCAATTGGTTAATTGTTATGCCCAGGGTATTGTAACTCCTGATACTGTATTAACTGCTATTCCAGTCATAAACCAAGGAACACTAGCTGCAGTTATTAATCCAGGCATAGTACCTGCGTTATTTGAGTTGCTTATTGGTGATGCAAACTGTTCCCAACCAGGATATGGAGAAGATGGAGGAATAGCAGCAAAAGCAGGTAACATTCCTAAAGCAAGTGTTGCTGCAAATGCAGTTACGGCTGATTTCATTATATTTATTCCCTGTGGAGAACTTGCAGGATTAAACTGTTCGTATGCACCTAAAAATATACCGAAGGCTGCAGATTTTGCAGCTTGTCCAGTTGTTGATGGTGGTATTGGATTACCGAAGCCAATAAAAAATGCGTCGGCCCAGGCGTTTGCAAAAGCAACTGCGTTTCCTGGGTGATTTGCTTCTATTCCTGATAGAGCTGATTGAAATGCGGGGGCTATAAATGGCATAATATTATAATGTGAAGTTTTGTGGACTCAAAAACGTTGAGAGTCTACTATTAATTGATG